CTATGACCGGAGAAAATTAATGAAATCTTCTCTGTTCGTGTTAAGGTTTCGGAGTATCTGTTTGACGATAAACTCAGGGACCGGATCCACATGAGTCTGGATCACTATTGGGCGGAGAAGGCCAGTACAGCCCCATGTTTCATGTCCACCCTTAGTTCTATATACCTTTAATCCTTTCCAGGATAGGTAATCCCTGATTGTTCTGAGCGGTATATTCCTTAAGTGTTCACCTCCCATTCAAAGGGTGTTTATGCCGGAATGCAAAGTGATTCATCCACCTTCCGGTATGGATAGTTGTCAAAAATATTCCTGAAGTTTTCATTATCTTCCAGAAGCCTGGAGATTGGGGGAGGAATCATTGGTTTGCTCTTGCTTCTTATTGACCATCCCATAGCTGTAAGAACTTTATGAAGAGTCCTTTTGTTAGTAGTAAACTTAAGGAACTCAGCAAAAGACAATTCAAAAGAACGCTTCGCTTCTGTTTCATTATAGCCATATCCACTAACATCAAGAGCCGGGCAATACATAATATGAGTGCCGTCTTCTTCAAATAAAATCATCGGAAGCTTTACTTCTACAGTATGCTCATGGCTTTTCCAGGTGCCTTCAAAGGAAAGGTTGGTTTTTTCTCCCATAAGGATCCATTTATTGGGTGTGCAAAACTATACTTAAACATTCATCTGTGCAACAATGTTTCGTAATTAAATCACAATTATTGCAAATTGTAACTTAACAACCGCAAGTTGCGTGCCGGGGGGTTAGAACAAGTTATATTGCGAACAGAATTGCTGTGGCTATTCCTGCCAGTATTAAAAGCATACAGCCGCTCTTGGGGACCTGATAGCTTTGATTAGATAGTACCTGCCCTAAAACGTTTAAGTAGTCGGTAAGCAACCCTGACAATATTGAATTTGACGCCTTTGCACCGTGGGTATTTGTTACAGCTATCTTAACCTTTGTTTTATTGTCACCGGCATCCTCAATTGTTATGTCCATAACCGCAGGATTAAGACCATTTGATATTGAGGAATGAAAGGTGTTGAATACCAGATTTGCTCCGTCTTTATACAGGGAATATTTTGCCCCAGGAGTATTATAAATCTTTAGGATTGATTGCTTGACATGTTCAAGTCCAAAGTCAATAACAATCTCTCTTTCCGCTTTCTGTAATGAATCTATTGTTGTCATAAGAGTATAATTTAGTCAATGTTTGAAAGGATTGCGATAAGTGCGCCAAGAACAATCATAATCAGAAAGGTAAACAGGATCATCCTGATATATTTCAGCTCCCGTCTGGCATCCAACCTTGCATAGGTTTCAATAAATGGCTTTGCTTCTTTTAAAAATACATCTCTGAACTCTGCCTCCGGAAGGTCATTGTTTACCTTAAGGATTCTGTCAAACTCCATTTTAACTGTTTGACGATTTTCGGCAGGAACACCGAATCTGATTGATCTGTAAACGTCAGTAACAAAATCTGAATTTTTCATTTTTATAGTATTGGTTTAACAATCAAATATAGCTCAATTTCCGGTACACCACCCTCATCCGGCTTTGCGGTCGTGGTTCGTACCAGGTAGATGGTTGCCCTCTAAAAGTTTTTCAATGTTCCGGGCTTGAATTAAAGCGGCATCGCTCAGCTTTGTTATTGCCGCCTGCTGGTTCTGGATGATCTCCAGGGCCTTTGAAATATTATCTATGGCCGCCTGGCTCTCTACCGGCAGATCTTTCTTGTCCTCTTTCAGCATGCTACCCTCTCCTGTGAGAAGCCAGCCGGTGTCAAGTTCAGGGAATTTTAGAGCGATACTCGAAATTTTATCAGGCTGAATAGAAACCCTCATATTCCCGACATATCCATTAGAAAGGCCAACAATGGATTCAAACTTCCTTACAGGAATGCCTTTGTATTTGATAAATTCCAGTAGCCTTTCTTTAACTGTCATAATGATGACAATATTAAAATTACATTAAAAATAGAGCAAAGTTTAAATTAACCTTGATAAACGTTAAACAATGTTCTACATTTGCGACATGGTTTAACCCTCAAAAACAGCAAACATGGCAACACCAATGCTACAAGCTCGCGGAAAATTGGCAAACCTGCCCAAGGACCTGGAGCCCGGCCGTATCTACATCGCAACTGACAAACGGCAGATGATTGTAGGAATGCCGTATGGCAAACCACTCGTATTCAAAGAAAGCCTTTTCCGGAGGATTAAAAACTACCTCCGCCAATTGGTAGGTTCCGGTTCATCTTCTTAGCCTTATCCTTAAAATCGGCCATCTCCGCCTTTTGCTCATCGGTTAAAAGATGCTCAATCAGGAAGTCAACCTGAAGCCTGAGAAGATCAATTTCATTCTCCTCTGACCAAACTTCATTCTCATTTTCACTCATCACTTATCAAATTAATTATTGACCATGAAAAAAAACTTTGTTTACGACCCTGACGGTCGTGTTATTGAAGAAATAACTGTGCTGGACGACACCGATATCCGGCTCAAATTGCTTGAGATGTCAAAAAGACCTGGCGGAGAGCTTTGTCCGCAGGATGCCTTTGAAGCTGAGCATTATGTTCGCAAAGGGGAGCTTATACCTTATTCACTGCTTCATAAGGCAAGAGAATCATCTTTAGCTCGCGATTAGGCCCAGGGTTGTATGCGAATACGCCAAGCTCAGCCTTATGGATCGGGATATAACCTTCATTCTTGATGCTTGGAATTATGGCTGTTTCTCCAAGATAGGTGTACTTGGTAGTATCATCATGCGAAAGCCAAACGGTGTCCCCAGGATTCAAATCTTTTTTGTTCATCGTTCTTTGATTTAATGGTCCTTGTTAGGTTTAAAGTCTTCGGTGAGTTTTAGCAGCCGGTCGGTGAGCTTTGCGATGGTTTCCTGCTGTTTGAGGATAATCTCGTAAAGCTTGCCTGGTGGCTGGGATTCCACGGCCGGTTCCTGATCTGCCTTCAGCATCTCGCCTTCTCCGGTTAGGAGCCAGTCGTAGTCTATTTCAGTGTATTTCGAAGTAATCAGATTAGCGATAGAAGAGCTAATCCCATTCTTCTGGTTAATAATATTGTAAATTCTTGTACTCCTGTCCAAGCCCAAAGACACTGCAAATGCATTAACACTCTTCTTTGAGTATTTAATTACACTCTCAAGCCTTTCTTTGTCAGTCATTTGTAGAAATATTGAAATATATTGAAAAAAAACTTGCAAAAAGTTGCATAAACTTGAACATTGTTGTATATTTGTGTCATAATTACACCAACAAAGCAACAAACAATGCAATTCTTTGAAGACATCCCCAGCAGGGACATTATGAAAGCTGAAGCCCTGAGCATAGTAAAACCATTCACACCCTCAGATACTGAGGGGTTCACCCTGCCTGATGTGGTCCTTGACTTCCTAGCACTGGCCAGCAGTCCGCACGACTTCTCAAGAAGATTCCATGCAGCGCATCACAGCAAAAGCTGCCACGAAGACAAGGGCGACTTTGCCACCAACGACTTCATCACCACAATGCATTCAACTTACCAATTCCTTACAAAGGAATAAGGTTTCAAAAATAGAACAAAGTTTCACAAAAAGCAATACCAAAATTTAAGTAACATGAAACTCAAGATTGAAATCATCGAAAGGGTCAACGGCCGTCACGATGTGAAAAGGGCGCTGATCAAAGAACTCAAAACCTCCCGCTACTCTTTATGGAGGTTTCTGAAAGAGAATTCCTCAAATGGCCCGCTTACCTCCTATAAGGTTGTACAGATCATCTCCGAGGGGCTTTCGGTTAATCCTGAAGACATCCTTACAGAGGATGTACTGCAAAAGGAGGCAGTATGAACCAGGCGCTGATATCCCCGGACCACATAGAGTTCTTCGAAAAGGAGGGGAGTTACTATGCACTGGAAGCCGGTGAGGTGCATGAAGTAACCCCCGGTTCAAAGTATTATCTCATTGCCCTGGAGATGGCAGTATCCCATCCGGATTATAAAAAATTGAAATGCCGGTTTGCCCCGGGCAATGATCTTGTATTCGGATTTATACGAGAATATGTTGGCGGATGGAACGATATCCCCGATGTCACTAAGGGCCAGTTGACCGATTGCGACGGCACAAAATGCAATTACATCAACGATGTAAAGCTTACCCCAAGGGAAGTTGAGATCGTTAAGAAGATCTCCGAGGGCTATGCCGACAAACAGGTAGCAGACATGCTCTCTATCGCACATAACACAGTCATAGCCATTCTCCGCAACATCCGGGCAAAAACCGGTTGCACTTCTAAATATCACATTGTTTCACTCGCAGCAAAAGCAGGCCTTATATGAATACTGAATCAACCTTATTGCACGGGATGAACCCCGATGACCTCAAGGATATGATATTTCAGGAGGCAAAGAAGATTTATTCCTACAACCCGGATAGATTTTACAATGTAATAGTAACGGGGGAGCATTTCTGCCTGATCCATTCCATATCAAAAATAACCCTGAAAAGATGGATAAAGCAGGGGGTAGTAGTACCTGAACTTCGAGACGATGATAAGGATCATTACCGCTTTCGGCTATCGGAGGTGCTGAAGTTTGATGTGGAATCAATCAAGCGCAAGCGGAATAAACAGTTTCTGATTCTCAATGCTCATTACCAAATAAAAAGAGGACGAAATACAACGGCGGGATAGAGCAGAGGTCAGCTCGAGGGAGTCATAGCCCCTAGGCCGCAGGTTCGAATCCTGCTCCCGCTACCAGTACACCCAAAAACAACATCATGGAAACACCCGAGAAAACAGTACGACAGCTCTTTGATGAGTTCAAAGCCAAATTTACCGTCGACCAGGTCAGCCACAGCAAAGAACTGAGTATGGTCTTCGCTTACCTGCAGTATCAGTGCTGCATGGCGCATGGAATGTACATCCACATCCCCAGGCCGATTATGAAAGGCTTGATTGAAAAGCACCTGGGGTACACATACGAAAAAAGCCCTGCCATTGCTGACAAGGCTTTTTAGAGAAAGCAATACGACTTTGCTGAGAGCTGTAAAGATACAACGGGAGGCAAGGCAAATGCAATCGATAACTAAGAAACTTATTAACCCTAAATCAATACGACAATGCCAATTTTGAGAAAAGAAGAAAGCCTCCCCGAACGTCCGGTTGTGATCGTTCTTTATGGGGAGCCAGGGATCGGGAAAACCTCCCTGTTTAACACGGCCAAAAATCCACTATTGCTTGACTTCGATAGGGGAGTGGACCGGAGTATTAACCGCCAGGATACCTTGCTTGTGAGCAAATGGGAGGATGTCCTGGCAGAAGAGAAGGCCGGCACATTTGCTGATTACGATACCATCGGCATCGATACGGCAAAGGCAGCTCTGGATGACTTCCTGATGGCTTACGTCATCAAACAGGACTACAAGAACACCAAGAACAAACTCGCTGCCTATGGCGCCATAGGTGACGAATTCAAAGTTTTTGTAAGCAACCGCAGGAGCGAAAATGCAGACCTGGTAATTATCGCCCATGCCAAGGATGAGAAGGAAGGCGATATCCTGAAGAAGATTCCGGATGTTACCGGCCAGTCCTACAACCTTCTGCTTCGCATTGCCGACCAGGTTGGTTACATGAAGACCGTTAACAACAAGCGGACAATTCAGTTTGAACCTACCGATACCACCATCGGCAAGAACGTTGCCAGGCTGCCTCTGATCGAGATCCCGGATGAAAGCAGTCAGGACTTCAACCATTTCATGTCCTCCTTGATTATTGCAGTTAAGGATGCTATCCGCTCGATGTCCGAAGCTCAAAAGGAGGCCCTTGATAAGATGCATGCATATCAACAGGAGGTCCAAGGTTGTGAGGATCCGGATGAGCTTACCGAGCTGCTCGCAGTTGCAAAAGAACTGCCGCCATCTTACCGGTCCGTTATTGAAAAGCTGATTATAGACCGCTCCAAGGCGCTTGGCTTTGTGGTAAACAAAGAAAAGAAGTGCTTTGAATTGCCTCAGGCCCAGACGCCCCAGCGCCCGGCCCCGGTTCCAACCGGCAACAATATTCAGCTGCCTTCTGAGAGGAGACGCAATGCAAAGAATGAAACTGCACCCGCAAACGCTTAAGCCATGGTTTACAGGGTTTCAGTATCTGTATTGGAAAAGTTCCGCAGGTTCCGGGAAGGCCTCACTCAGTTTGATACTGAGGAGGCTCTCCTGGATGCCATCACCGGTAAATTCATCGGTAACGATAAGACCAAAATCGGCGGAGCATTTCATAAGATCATCGAGAAGTATAACCGGGAGTTTGTCACCGGGGAGCTTTATTCGGATGGTATTTATTTCTCACAGGAGCAGGCACAGGTGGCCGTCAACTATAAAAACGACCACCCCAAAATGGTGTCAGAGGTTCCTATATTCAAGAAGTACGATGCCGGAGATTTCATCATCCAGGTATCAGCTCGGGCTGATGGTGTGGAGGGGCTTTGTATCCGGGATGCTAAAACAAAGTTCTCTCCCCCCTCAGCAATTGAGTACATCAACTCCTTCCAGTGGCGGTTCTACCTCGACATGTTCCAGGTGCCGGTATTCTATTATGACCTGTTCGAGATCTGCAATTACACCGGCATTTATAACAACCGTCTACCCGGGGTAACCATCATTCCATACGAACCTTTAGAATGCCTTGCCTATGATCGCATGGGGGAGGATGTTCATCAACTGGTCCGCGATTTCGCGGAGTACATCAGAATTAAAAATTTCACCCACCTTTTAAAACAAGTTGCATAATGAACCAAGAAACCTTACAGAAAGGCAATGCCCTTCAGAAAGAAATCAAAGACCTGAAGGATCACCTAATATCTGTTTTCAAAGAAACAAACAAATACAGCGAGTACAAGGGGAACCCGGTATCAAGGGATGGCAGAATAGCCAAGTTTGGCTTCAGTCCCTGGTTCTCTGATGAAGTCCGCATGATTGATAACAAGTTCGTGCCATTCCCGATCTACAAGTTCATGAAGATCTACAAAGCCAATGTAGAGGAGGAAATTGCCAGGCTTGAAAAAGAATTTGAAAACCTTTAAATCACTTTAATTATGGAAACAGCAATATCACAATTCACCTACCTGCCAGCGAGCAAAAAGGAAAGGGAGGTCTTCGTACAGATGTGCGTTGATGAAATCACCTCCGGAGTCCGGAACCCCCTTGAGTTTGAGGTCATGCTCAAGAACCTTGAGGAAACCATCTCTGCCATCCGGAAACGGCCTGAAGTGAAAGAGGTCGTTCTTCAGGAAGCAGAAAAGTATCCTGAAAAGACTATCGGCTTCATGGGAACCAAGATCACCAAGGCCTCCAAGACAACCTTCTATTTCAACGAGTGTGGAGATTCGGTCTACAACGAGCTCTCCGCTCAGCTGGCAGAGATGAAGGAAAAGGTAAAGCAGCGCGAGACCTTCCTGAAAACCATCAAGCCAGGGATGGAGATTCCTGATGTGAACACCGGGGAAATCATCCGGCCACCGCAAACAGCTACCACATCTTACCTCACTATCTCGCTGCCATGATTCAGCTGAACAGTATTACCACAATAATTGATGAATCCAGGTTTTTAGAAACCAACATCCTGAGGGCCTCCGGGCCTTCAGGATCCTATGTTACCCAAGCAAGTCAATACCATCTCGATCAGTACGAAAGAGTCACCGGCAAGAAAATTTCCATCCCCCAATATGAACCTCAAAACACAAAACCATGTCAACCATCACAGTCAAAAAAGCCAAGCTTAAAGACCGAAGCCTTGAGGTCAACCTCGAGGAAACCATCAACACCCCTGGAGGTGGATCAGTTACAAATGAAATTCTGAAAAAGTGCAATACCCTGGTTCATGATGACCTGATTGCCGCTTTTGACCGGCTGAAGGTTCACATGGTAAAAACCTGTGATTTCAAGAAAAGCGAACTGATTACCGGGGAATCCATTGAGAATTTCGACCTGTCCCTGCTTTCAGATTACCGGGTGAAGGGGTTCTCCATCGGTGGGGAGGATGATAACGAAGGAGTGGTCCTGATCGGTTCCCGGGAGTTTGCCTCCGGAAAAGTCCTGAACATCATTACCCCATTTATCCGGTATGTTGATGAGGTGGATCCGTATGAGTTTGCCCCGGAGCTTGCCGATGCCATCAATGCTGCAGTTTACGAGGTAGAACAGTACCTGTTCGAGAATAAGTATGCCATCAAGCAGCTTGAAATCCCCTTTGATGAAGAAGATCAGGAAAACAGTGAAGCAGCCTAATTACTAACCAAAACAATACGACAATGCAAACAATTGAGTACATCAGTACTGGTGACATCCGATCCAGCGAACTAAATCCACGGAAAACCTTTGATGAGAATTCCATCGCTGAGCTCTCAAAGTCAATAACCGAGGTTGGTATTTTACAACCCATCATCCTAAGGTTATCACATTTTAAGAAAGGGTTGGAGTCTTATGAACTGGTCTGTGGAGAGCGCAGATGGAGGGCTGCTAAGCAGGTAGGGCTTGAGAGAGTTCCAGCCATTGTCCGGGAACTGAAGGACCAGGAAGCGCTGGACCTGATGATCACAGAGAACCTGCAGCGGAAGGATGTTAGCCCACTTGAAGAAGCAGAGGCATTTCAGAACCTGATCACCCACAGGAAGTATGACATTCCAACCTTGGTAACCAGGTTCGGGAAATCTGAGTATTACATCCGTCACCGGCTGAAACTGAACGATCTGATCCCGGAATTTAAGAACCTGCTTAATCAGGATGTCATCGGTTTAGGCCATGCAACCGAGATCTGCAAACTTCAGCCAAAGGATCAGAAGGAGCTTTATGATAACAGCTATTCCGAAGAACACCGGAAGGAATCGTATTGGACCGGTTTTACCATCAAGGAGCTGAAACGAAACATCGAGCGGGAATTTACCTTAAAACTTGAGGAGGCTCCTTTCAGCCTTGATGACAAAACGCTGGATAAGAAGGCCGGGCCATGTACTACCTGCCCCAAGAACACAGCCTCAAACCTGATCCTTTTTCCGGATTCACCCAGTACCGGGGTTTGCCTTGACAGGTCTTGTTTCAAACGCAAATCCGACATTCATTTTGATCGTGAATTGAAGAGGGTACAGGAGGATGAACCCGGTGTTATCCTTGCCTATCCTGGCTATCTGTATGGCGAGGAAGAAAAAAGGGTGGCCGGCATGAAAAAGAATGGCACTCCGGCGGTTGAGGTGTCATGGAAAACCGGATGGATGGAAGTTAATGAACCTGAGCAACCTGAGAAGCCTGAAGAATCAGACTTTGATGAGCATGAAGATTATGTTGAAGCTCTTACTGATTATGAAGGTGAAATGATTGACTATGAGCAGGAGGTTAAGGAGTATCAGGAGAAGCTAAGCGCAGGCGTTCTCAGGAAAGCCTTCATGTTGGCCGGCAACAACAAGGGAAAGGTGGTTTTTCTGGAGCCTCGGGAGCAGGAAGAATCTCAGAGCAGCGGCAATACGGGAACAGATTATGCCGGTCAACAGATTCAGGAGCTTGAAGCCAAGGACCGCAGGAACCAGGAGCTGACATTCGAAAAGCTCTATGTTTCTGCCAAAGGGCTGCTGAAGGATGAGGGGTATCATAACATCACGGATCAGCTGTCTGAAAATGAAATGACAGCGCTTTACGTAATCATGCTGTCGAGGGTCACGGATGAACTGGAGGTGGAGATTTATGGTGATCAAAAGAACTGGTATATTAAAAATGAAGAAAAGCTGCCTGCAGCTTTAAAACTTTCACCCGAGCAAGGGTTGAAAATAATCCGCAACTGGCTCCGGAGAGAGCTTGACAGTGCAAATCCAATTTACTTGATTAGTGAGGCCAAAGCCCTTATTGAGATCGCCCGGGAGAGATACCCTGAACAGCTGACCCAGGTGGAGCTGGAGTTGCAGGGGAAATACCTCAAGCGGAAGGAGAAAATTGATAAGCTGATCGAGGACCTTAAAGCCAGTACTGGTAAATCCCTTTAACATGGATCCCAAAGTGAAGCGCAGGTATAACCTCACGTACAAGGCCAAAAAGGCCGGAGCCCAGGTTGATGGGAGAAAGCTTCAGGTAATAATTGCTTTTGAGGATTTCGCTTACCTGATCAAAAACCGGTTTGCCATAGCACTTATAAATGAGTACAATTTTGAGATCAAACAGGACAGACAACTACGACTAAACTTCAAGTAATGCTGATCACAAAACAAGGGAAATTCTTCCGGATACAATTTAAATACTCTCCCTTCCTGGTGGAGAAAGTCAAGGAGCTGCCAGGAAGGGGTTTTGACCCTACAAATAAATGCTGGGTAGTCCCCGAGGTACACGAGGCCGTGGTTCGGAGCTTTGGCCAACGATACAATTTTCAGTTCGGGATTGATATCGAAGATGAACAGATCGGGGAACTCCCGGAGATGCCCCAACTAAAAGAAGCCATCCCGCTTAAGATGAACCTGTTTCCATATCAGGCAAACGGGGTGGCCTATTCTCTGCAGAAAAAGAAGGTCATCATTGGAGACCAGCCCGGGCTCGGTAAGACAGCTCAGGCCATCGCGACAATTCTTGCTGCAGATGCTTTTCCCTGCCTGATTATCTGTCCTTCATCACTGAAGATCAACTGGCAAAGGGAGTGGCACATGTGGACGGATAAAAAGGCCATGATCCTGAACGATAATGTCAAACAGAACTTTCACCTGTTTTGGAGCTCGGGCCTTACGCAGGTTTTCATCGTGAATTATGAAAGCCTGAAAAAATATTTCGTCCAGAGTATCAATAAACCTGAGAATGGTAAGTTGCGGTTAAACCATATCAAGTTTAAAGAACAGTTTACCGGCATATTCCAGTCAGTGATTATTGATGAAAGCCATCGGGTGAAATCACTGGCCACGCAGCAGACCAAGTTCACAAAAGGCATCTGCACCGGCAAGGAGTATATCCTGGCCTTAACCGGTACCCCGGTAATCAATAAGCCCAAGGATCTTATCAGTCAGCTGGGGATCATTGAGCAGATGCAGGCTTTTGGTGGCTACAAGAATTTTGTCCAGAGGTACTGCTCAGGGCCAAATGAGGCCTCAAACCTCCGCGAGTTGAATTATAAGCTGAACCTGAATTGCTTCTACCGGAGGGATAAACAGGATGTACTTAAAGATCTGCCGGCAAAGATGCGCCAGGTCGCACTCTGTGACATTTCGACCCGGAAGGAGTATGCCGATGCTGAAGCGAGCCTGGTTCAATACCTGATCAAATACAAGGATGCCGATGATGAAAAGATCGCCAGGGCTCTCAGGGGAGAGATCATGGTAATGATCGGAATTCTGAAAAATATCTCTGCCCGGGGGAAACTAAAGGATGTCTTTGAATTCGTCGATGATATCCTTGAGTCCGGGGAGAAGCTAGTAATCTTCGCACACCTGAAAGAGGTGATATCTGCCATCCATCAGCAGTACCCTAAAGCTGTAACCATCACAGGAAGCGATTCTGCCAGTGAGAGACAACATGCTGTTGATTCCTTTCAAAAGAACCCTGATACAAAGCTTATCATCTGCAGCATCAAAGCTGCAGGGGTAGGGCTTACCCTAACTGCCAGCTCACGTGTGGCTTTCGTGGAACTTCCATGGACCGCTGCTGATTGTGATCAGTGTGAGGACCGGTGCCACCGTATCGGTCAGCTGGATTCTGTTACATGCACCTACTTCCTCGGTCAGAATACGATCGATGAAAAGATCTACCGGATTATTCAAACCAAGCGCGAGATTGCATCAACGGTCACCGGGGCTACAGAGCAGGTGGAGGAGAATATCGTTGACCTGGTTGCGGATCTCTTTAACCAACCTCAATTAGTTGAAGCATGAGTAAATATTATGATTGGATTGAGTGGGTGTATCTACTTCAGACCCTGATGGCTGGGGTAGTACTAATCGCGAGTTATTTCCTGATCCGGATCTTAAAGAACTCCGAGAAAGACTCCCTGAAGGCCTGGCGGGAAACCTTGTACATGGGGCAGAAAGTGATTGTCAATGATGGAGCGGTGAAGTTTAATGCTCAGATACTCCATGTATTTGATGAACATGTCCAGGTTATGAGTGATGAGATGCGGGTGGCCGCATACCCTAAGGAAGTGATTTACCCTGAAGTTTAGCTTGTATGACTTACATTGAACTTATTAATCGATATTGGAAGTTGAACAAGGAGCATTCATTTACCCCTTATGAGACGCATCTGTATTTCAAGTTATTGGATACCTGCAATTCATTGGGGTGGAAGAATCCCTTCAGTCAATCCAACAGGTACATCTGTGGAGAGATAGGTGTATCAGAGCCGAAGCTGATCGATCTAAGGAACAAGTTAAAGCAATATGGTCTTATTCGTTTTGAAAGTGGAAAAGTAAAGCGAGAAAAAACGCAGTACTTCATTTTAGGCTTAACAGAATTTAGCCAAAGCATTAGCCTAAACCATAGCCAAAACAGTAGCCTAAGCGATAGCCTAAATGGTGAAAATCGTTTAGACAACATAAGACATATAAGTAGAAAAGATAAAGAAATAGATTCTCTTCCTGAATCCCCTGTCGGGGATATCCAAGTTCCGGCATCAAAAATAATTGATCAGTATAATCAGATTTGTAAAAACCTGCAACCGGTTAAAATTCTCACTGAAAAGAGAAGAAAGGCTTTAAATGCCAGAATACGGGAGCATGGTTATGAAAAAGTGATCCAGGTGCTGGAAAATGCTTCAAAATCTTCTTTCCTGGCCGGCCAGAATCAACGTGGCTGGACTGCGGACTTTGACTGGCTTATCAAGCCGGAGAATTTTGTAAAAACCCTCGAAGGTAAATACGACGACAAATTAAAACCAACATTCAATGGAAACGACGATCGGAAAAGGGATCCTCACGTTGCAATCGAGCAAGGATCCTATGGAGCCTATTGATTACGGCCATATTGAGCTCACAGAGGCAGAAACCAAAGAAGCACTCCGGAAGGCCCGGGCCGAAAAAGCTGCAAAGCTTTACCAGGAGGAGTACTGGAAGAAAGTGCGGTCTGAGAAGAAATACCCCAGGCCCAACCCCGAGGAGCTGTTTGAGATTGTAAAACGTGTGGCCGTCCGGACTACTCCCGGATACAAGTTCGACCAGCATAATGAACGAATTCTCAAGATGCTGAGCGCTTATTTCTCCGGATCAGAAAACGAATGCGCCAAATATGGCCTGAGCCTTAAAAAGGGGATCTCCCTGAATGGACCAACCGGCTGCGGTAAAACAACCATCATGCAGCTGTTCATGAATAATCCCTTCCATAGCTACATCCTGGTTCCCTGCCGGAAGGTTGGTTATGACTACGCAGAGCAGGGATTCTCAGCCATTGAAACCTTCAGTAAGAATAAGCTCCGGACTGAAAACAGCTATGGGCATGAGGAATTCGGGTATTGTTTTGATGACCTTGGCGGAACCAAGGAGGAACGGAAAAACTATGGCGACAAGTTACTCCCGATGGAAGAGGTTCTGATGAACCGCTATGATGATGTGAAATTCTGCCAAACCCACATTACCACCAACCTGACAGCTGACCAGGTGGAGGAAATCTATGGGGCCAGGGTTCGGAGCCGGATGAGGGAGATGTTCAACCTGATTTCATTTGATCCCAAAGCACCCGACAGGAGGTAAGAATGAGTGAGGAAGATAAATTGCAGAGCGAATGTGTCAAGTGGTTCCGGTACCAGTACCCGAAGCTGAAGCAGCTCCTGTTCCATGTCCCCAACGGTGGCAAAAGGAGCAAAGTAACAGCCCAGATATTTAAAGCCATGGGGGTTGTACCTGGGGTTGCAGACCTGATCCTTCTTGCTCCCCGGAACGGCTATGGCGCTCTTTGTATCGAAATGAAAACACCCTCCGGGGATCAATCACCATCCCAGAGAGAATGGGAAAATGATGTTATTGCTGCCGGCAACAAATATGCCCTGTGCCGGTCCTTTGATGAATTCGAAAAAACCATAAAAGATTACTTGTCATGATGCCTTCGCACTATGTTTTCCCGGGCATTGGCCAGCACTCAAAGAACCTGATTTTAAAAAAGGTTGCCGATTTCTATGGCATTAAAACCGTCGACCTGTATCGCAAAACCAGGGAGCGCGAATTTGTTGAACCCCGCCAGCTGGCGACATCAATTATGAAATATGCATGCGGAATGACACATGAAGATTTGTCATTCGAGTTCAGGCAGTCAAACGGGACTATCTGGCATGCAAAGAACACAGTGATCAACCTCTACGGTTCGAATAGAGAATACCGCAACAGGGTTAATGAGATTATGGAAATTTTGTTCCCTTTTGCGGAGGAGCGAGAAAGTATACTGGCAAATATGCTGGATCCTGACTCTGACAAGCTAAAGCTCAGGGAAGGGAGAAAGGTTTTACCTCAGAGAGTTCGGGATGTTTCCCTTAATACTGAATTGTGCAACTATTAATCTCAAAACAATGGAAAAAGAAAATTTGTCAACGTTGCAGGTTTACTTCTCTTCCGATTACGGGAAGTTCAGGTTCTTGCATGGGAACCGTGATTTAAACACCGCGAAGGTTAACCGGATCGCTGAAAGCGTTCAGAACGGATTAGACCTGTTCCGCTACTGCCCGATAATGGTCAATCGGGATGGTTATATCATCGACGGACAGCACCGGTTTGCGGCATGCCGGGAATTGAAAATGAAAGTGTTTTACGTGATCGTTCCGGACTTTACCCTCCGTCAGATCGCGGAGATGAATCAAAATGCCAGTAAATGGAAGGACAAGGACTATGTAAACTGCTACATAGACACGGGAAACATTCATTACGTTACCTTGAGAGAGTTTACGGACAAGTACCAGCTGAACCTGGGCATTGCTGTGAGCTTATTGATGGAAGGTAAGGTTAAGGGCATAAGAAGGATTGACATCATGCGGGATGGCCTGTTCAAAGCAACGTTTCTCGACTCTGCCACAAAGTTCATGGAGGTAGCAAAACAATTCAGGGACTATTGTGAATCATACCGTTCGCGCAACTTCCTGCAGGCGCTTGAGACCCTAACGGCCAGCAAGGAGTTTAACCTGACCGAGTTCATCGATAAACTCAATCTTCACAGCCTGAAGATAGAAAACCGGCAGAGCCATAAGGAGTACCTTACACACATGGAAGACCTGTACAATTACCGCAACTCGAAGCGCAAAAGAATTTATTAACAGCAAAGGAGGTAAAATGTACCACATTACAAAAATCAGGATAGAGCTGGATCCGGAGGTAATTATGAACTGTGATATAAAAACAGAAGAAGATCCGGAGCAATTCAAACGTAACATCATCCAGGACCTTGCTAGGCACAATGTTAAAGCAAAGATAGAGCTGACCATGCGCGAAATGCAATTCTGCCAGCACACAGAAAAGACCCTCAGGCAATTCGTTGGCCGCATGGTGCACACCAGGGCAGGAAACGGCAAATTGCTTGAGGCAAAAGAGGGGGAGTTTGGGCCAGTGACGGATAATATCAAGATAAAAACGTCTCACGGCCGGGTGATGATCATCCCTGCCGGAAGTGTTGATGAGGTGATGCCGGAGGGTTATTGTGACCACTATTTTCCTGCCACCGAGTCAGGGTATCTCCCTTGCGAGTTCTGCGGGGAGCCTCATCCAAGTAATAACCAGACCGGCAGTGATGAAACCGCAGAAGTGCAAAATCAATGATCCGACCTGCGTCTATCATGCCTGCATGTCTGATCACTGTCAGAAAAAACATGTAATGGATAACGGCGCAAATTGGGGAGTTGGCAAATGTGAAACAAATAAACCAATACCGGCAGGGAGGCCGGAGAAAAATGAAAATACCTCAAAAATACCTTGATGAAATTGGAACAGAATCCAATTTTTCCGGTGCACTTTTCTCAAAAAAAGCACTTCCTGAAGCAACTTATAAAATCCTTGATGTCAGATTTGGCCATGGATTTATAGTTGATATGAAAAAATACAAATCAGGAGAACCATGTCAAAAGCATCCCACAATTGAGTTTCTTATAAAAAACGACTCAATGCCACGTGCCAGATGGACAAAGGGCTTTGCTTGCAGAGAAATTGACTTAAGTAAAACGGCTTAAAATTATTACTATGAAAACAGGGATTGAACTTATTGCCGAAGAAAGGCAAAGGCAAATTGAGGTCGAGGGTTTTGATTCAGCCCATGACCAGGAACAGGATGAGGGAGAATTGGCGGCAGCAGCAGCAGCCTATGCTTTTGCTCCTTTTATGAAAGGTGAGATAAGGGGTGGATATAAAACTCCCCCTGCTCCTATGTGGCCAGAATATTGGCTTGCAAAATGGTGGAAACCCTCACCTGAAAACCGTATCCGCGAACTGCAAAAGGCCGGAGCCTTGATCGCAGCAGAGATCGACCGGCTACAAAATGCCAAACCATGAAAGCAAAACTTATCAACGAAGTGCAGCGGAGGTTGAAAGTAAAATACATGAACGATGTATTTACCTGGGTACAGATAAGGAACGTGCTTGAAGAAATCCTGACGGAAAACGAAAAACGCAAATATATGAACTGTCCTGTATGTGACAGATTGATTGAACTGAAAGTAGGCGTAAAGTGTAAGTGCGGCATGACGCTGAAATCTTATTCGCTATCCAACTCCGAAAAACCATGAAAAAGGTTCTTGCCAACATCTTGTTCCTGGCTCTTGTAGCCTATATCGTTGCAGACGTGATTGTCATCCCGGTCATTGATTTTTATAAGCAATACGGGCCACTCTGGGCAATCGCTAAACTGGCGGTTATCATAATCTGCGTAATCGTAGTGTACTACCTGTTAATATTCATGTTCAAAAACATGTGACCAGATGAACCAGCGCAAAAAATCAAGAGTGAAGGTGACTACAACATTCAATGAGGTCATGGGGGAGAATCAACTGTTCTTTATCATCCTGCCGGCCATCACCATTGGTGGACAAAACTGGATGTACCACATAGAATGTTCTTTCGCACTCCTCTGGGGAAAATGGTCATTCACATGCACACTTCATTTTCCAAAAAAAGTCAAATAAACACACAAATAATGGAAACAAAAATGACTGAAGAACAAATTAAAGAGCTTGGTTGGAAACTTGTTAAACAATACAGCCATGATCAATTTCATACTAACCGCTACAAACTTGGTTGTATGGAGATTGAGTTTACCTATGAAGGCAAAGAGTTGTTAACTCATGATGTCACAATTGAAGAGTTGAATTGTATGCCAATTTCATTCAACCAAGCGAGAATGTTAACGGAACTTCTCGGACACTGGTCTGATTAAGGAATCAGGTTTTTATGGATTAATAACGGCATGAACAATAACTCCTAAAGTTATCGAACCTGACTACCAAACACCCCGCCAGGATATAACTTTGTCAAAATAGTTCAAAATAGTACACCGATGGATACCACTGCAACCCTCTCTTCCAGAGTACTCAAAACAGAAAATGTCAACTGGCAGGATTTTAAGTTTATCCAGCAGGAAGGCTTTAAAGACTTGGAACCCGACGCTGCACACCGGCTCAAAGCTTCCATCCTGGCAAACAATTTCACCCAGCCTTTTTACGTGTGGGAGGATCCGGAAAATGGAACTATTTTCTGCCTTGATGGCAAACATCGAACCCTAATGCTTGAGCAGCTCCTTAAGGAAGGATATTATGTTCCATACCTTTTGCCGGCCACATTCATCCACTGCGAGAATAAGAAAGAGGCAGCAAAGCTGGTAACGATCTATTCATCCATTTATGCCCGGGTGAGCCAGCAGGGGTTGTTTGACTTCATGAAGGAGTATGAACTGGACTTCTCAGAGCTCAGGGAGCAGATGGATCTGCCGGAATTCTCAATCGACAGGTTTGAGCAAAAGTTTGACATGTTCGACTTAAACGAACCTGATGATGAAGAAGAGGAGATCCCGGAGGTAAACGAAGAACAGATCATCGTGATAAAGGGAGATCAGTTTAAGCTTGGGGATCATATTGTGGTTTGTTCGGACTTCCGGCACAGTGAGTTGGTTAAACCATTCTTTGAGCATGCCCCGGCAAGAATCATCCTGACGGATCCACCTTACAATCTTGCCGCTGATGAGATCGGTAATAAGGGACAAGTCCAACACACTGATTTTGCAATGGGAGCCGGAGAAATGACAGACATTGAATTTGCCAACTTCCTGAAAGGCATTATGCAAACCGGTTGCAGTTATTCATTGCCCGGATCCATTCATTTTATTTTTATGGACTGGAGACACGTCTGGCACATGACAGAAGCTGCTCAGGCCGTTTATGGATCACCAATCCCGAAACAACTGTGCGTATGGAATAAGGACATTATGGCCAATGGGTCATTTTACAGAGCAAAACATGAACTGTGCTTCATTTTCAAGAACGGTGACGAAAAACATCTTTCCCATATTGACCTGATAGACAGGGTAAGGACAAACGTATGGGACTACCCATCCGGGCACTCCTTAAAAAATCCCGACAGGGACCAGCTCAAAAACCATCCAACTCCCAAGCCTGTCGTAATGCTTGCAGATGCAATCCTGGACACCACAAACCAGGGTGATGTCGTTGCGGACTTTTTCCTTGGATCCGGATCTACCTTGATCGCCTGTGAAAAGACCAAACGCAAATGCATCGGTACTGAGATTGAGCCAAAGCACGTTCAAACCACTATTGTAAGGTACATAAAACACTGCCAGAAAAACAACATTAAGCCTGAGATTCAACATCTGAATGGCAGCCTGAAAATGGAAGATTTTATGTGAGATGAGAAAAAAGTCCACCAAGCTTGAAACTGACAAACGAACCCGGGCAGTCCAGGAATGGATGATGCAAGGACACAGCTCCGCAGATATCGTCCGCCAATGTACTGCGCAATGGGATATCAATGTAAGGCAGGCTTATAAATACATCCGCAAGGCTTATGAGGGATTTCGGGAACTGGAAGAAAAAGATATCGAGGCTCGTAAGCAATTTCACATTCATTCCAGGCTTAAGTTATTCCGCGATCTTCAGGACAAAAAAGCATGTAAACCGGCAGGGGTTGCACTGGCCATACTTCAGGACATTGCGAAGCTCGAAGGCCTGTATGTCGAAAAGACCGAGGTTACTGTTAATGACAAACAAAGGATAGCTGCATTATTCCCCACTGAGGAGGAGCTGAATGAGCAAGAAACTGATCAATAAAAATTTCAGGGCTCTTGTCAATGCTTACAAATCAGGATACAGAGGTGTGGTGTTGGAGGGCGGTAGTCGCTCTGGGAAAACATGGTCCGGGGTTGACTTCCAGCTATACCTGACATCCAATTCCAGCGAAAGAATAATAATCAATAACGTCCGCGAAACATACAACAGTTTCAAAACAACCCTCTTTGATGACTACGACAAACGGTTGAACCAGATCAATCTGAAATCACCATTCAAAAACAAAGATGTTACCACGTTCAATCTACTTGGAAGTAAAGTAAACTTTTTAGGGGCTGATAAAGTTTCAAAGTTTCATGGGATGGGGTCTGATTTCTTTTTTATCAATGAGGCCCTGAATGGTATTGAGCGGGGGTTCTTTGACCAGTTGGAACAACGTTGCCGAAAATTTTGGTGGATGGATTACAACCCATCCGCAAGCGATCACTGGATTTTTGACTTAGAGAAAAGACCAGATGTAGTTTTTGTTAAATCTACATTACTAGACAACCCATTCGTTTCAGTAGCCGAAAAGGATAAGATTCGGACTTATGATCCAGGGAACCCTGACAATGTTGCAAACGGGACAGCGGATGATTACATGTGGCAGGTTTATGGCCTTGGCCTGAGAGCATCTCCTGAAGGGTTAATCTATCCAAAAGTGAAGTGGATTGATGAACTGCCGGAAGATTACGAGGCTGAATTCTATGGAGCTGACTGGGGTTATACGATTGACCCGACGGCCATCGTCCGGATCAGGATCTCTGGCCGGAACCTTTATGCAAAGTTGCTTACTTACACCCCGATCGAATCAGATGATGAATGTCTTGAGGTGATCAGGAAGATTGATGCAAAAGGGGAGTACTGGGCGGACAGTGAGAACCTGACCAGGATAGCACACATCAGAAGGGGAGGGATCAAGATATTCCCGGCTAAGACAAAGAAGATAAAGTTCGGAATCGGGAAGGTTAAGAACTTTAACATCCACCTGGTCCGGGATCCAGCAGCCAAAAAAGAGGCCGAAAACTATAAGTGGCGCATGATCGATGGCATTCAGCTAAATGAGCCGGTCGACAAATACAACCACATGTGGGATGCTATTCGCTATGCTGCGGTGAGTAATTCAACATAGCGTCGCCGATAACTCACCCTTTTATTTCAATAACTTTCAAAATATCCCCATTTTTTAGTATATATATTTGGTGAGCTCTTAAATGCTCGCCATGGCCTCCTTCTCTCTTAAGTCATTATTTGGTTTCAATTCCCCGGCCAGATCTGTCGTTAAAGACGAAAACGGTAAGTTCTTTTACGCTTTTGGTTTCCCGAAAACTGTTAAAGAAACAGCAACCATCCTGGGCCAAAGTGCCGCTTATAATATCTGCCCACCTGTAAACGGGATCATCAACCGCAAGGCTCGGGCATTCACAAACGGTAAGTGGTGGATCCTCGACAAGGAGAACAACGAAGCTACCGGGGCAAATGTGACTGGATTACAGAAGCTTCTTAAGAAACCCAATCCCCTGCAGTCCTGGAATCAGCTATTATCACAGGCCAAAGTTTATGAGCAGGTGTTCGGAGAGGTCTTCTTCTTTGCCATCATCCCGGCCGGGTTCACTGACAAATCAAAAGTCAAAGCCCTGTGGGTGGTCCCGAATTGGATCATCAACGTAAGGCTTACCGGCAAGCACTATTTTCAGACAGAACTGGCCGATATCATTGAAGGATATGACATCAGTCTGAACGGATCAATCACTCCTATGCCTGATGGCAGTGTAATTCATATCAGGGACATCAACCAGAATTCCACAGATGTTACCCGGGGGCAGAGCCGGCTGGCATCGCTCCAGGATCCCATCTCCAACATTGTTGCTGCCTACGAAGCCCGGAACGTGCTCATCACCAGGAAGGGAGCTCTCGGCATCCTGTCAAATCAGACCCGGGATGCTGCAGGAGCAGTCCCCCTGCAGGGCGAAGAAAAGAAAGAGGTTCAGGAAGATTACAGAAAGTACGGCCTTGGCAAGGACCAGTATCAGGTGATCATCACCAATGCGAATCTGAAATGGCAGCCGATGACTTTCCCGACTAAGGACCTGATGTTATTCGAAGAGATTCAGGATGATGTCAGGCAGATAGCCGACAACTACGATTACCCGATGTATTTGCTGGGGTTCAAAGAAGGATCCACGTATTCCAATGTTGGGGAGGCAAAGAAGTCACTCTACCAGGATACGATCATCCCGGAGGCCGATGGCTGGGCCGAGACCTTCACTAACTTTTTTGAGCTTGACAAGCAAGGGTTAAGGCTCTCGGTTTACTATGATCATCTGGATGTATTTCAGCAATCAGAAAAGGAAAAGGCTGATGCTTTATTATCAAGAGTCAATGCAAACCTACCCCTTCTTGAGAGGAATATCATAACACTGAATGAATTCCTGGTTAACCTCGATTTCGATACACGGGGGACTGAGGGAGACAGATTCTTAAGTGATATTCAGTCTATGCCGCTGGCGGTCAAGTTAGGAGTAGGAGGCACACAGGCAATGCAAGCGATCATTGCAGATACGAACATCCCGGATAATCGTAAACGTCAAATTTTAATTGTCCTGTTTGGCCTTGCTGAACAGGATGCAAACGCAATAATGTATTCATAAATGGATGCTAAGGAATTAGCCATTAAGGCAAAAAAGGCCGCCAAGGCTGCATTAGCTGCAAGGCCTGTTATTTTCAAAAGCTGTTCAGCTGAGATTAAATCTGCTGACACAGACACCCGGATTGTGTCCGGGTACCTGACCTCATTCGGCAACATGCAGGATGATGGAGATGTTCTGATCAAAGGCTGCTTTGCCAAGTCCATCCAGGAACGTGGTCCGGAATCAAAAACAGCCCGCAAGATCGCCTACCTCTACATGCATGACATGAAGGATCCTATCGGTCACTTCAAAGTTCTGAGGGAGGATGATGCCGGGTTATACTTCGAGGCTTACATTGACAAGATACCCCAGGGAGATCGGGTGCTTGAGCAGTACAATTCCGGGACCCTCAACCAACACTCCATCGGTATCCGCTACGTATGGGATAAGTGCCAGTGGGGAGAATGGACCCTTCCTGATGGGACTGTCACGGATGCCTTTATCTGCTATGAACTGCTCCTGTTTGAAGGCAGTGTCGTAACCATGGGAGCCGATGAAAACACCCCATTCACCGGGATGAAGGCAGAAACAATCGAATCAGAGCGCAATGCCCTGGTTCGTGAAACTGAACGTATCCTCAAGGGCATTGACCCTGAGACTCAATACGAAATCCGCAGACTTATCGCGAAACACGTATCACTTGCTGAAGTTGAGCCGCAGACCGCACTCAAGCAGGAAAGCAAGCCGGTGCCAGTTGATTACGAAAAGGTTGCGAAAGCACTTGAATTTCAATTATTGTCAAATCAATCAGTTAATTAAAAATGAAAAAGTTAAAAGAAAAGAGGCTGAAAAAGCTGATGATCCTGTCGGTGATTCTTATCGGGATTATTGCCGGACTTTCCTTTGCGACAAATCCTGAGAAAGCCTTTGGTGCCACTACTGCGATGGCAATCGTTGTTGGAGGGGTGACCCTGGAGGGCAAGGAAGAGGCCATGTACAAGGCACTGGCCGACACCATCGAGAAGGCAAAGGAGAAGTACGACAAGGAGTACATCACTGAGCAAAAGATGCTCGACACTATCGCGGCAAAGATCAAAGAGATGAAACTCAATCTGGCCGATGATGAGGAGTTTAAAAAGCTTAATGATGTCATCGAAAAACAGGGCCTGGAGATCATTGCTCTTAAGGATGCCGGAAGCAAACCGCCGGTATTTAAATCATTCGAAGAGCAGATTAAGGATCAGATTAAGGAAAAGAGCCTGATGGATGCTATCAAGGCTGCTCCCGGGCAGAAGCTTAAGATTGAACTGAAGGCTGCAAATATTCCGATTACCACAGCCAATGCTGTCAATCCGGCAAGCTCTTATATCCCGATGCCGACAATGGACTCCGGATGGGACAGGGCTCCCAGGAATGCAAGGTTTCTCAGGTCTTTTGCTTCGGTAGCCACCACCACCAGCCCCCTTCATGTGTGGGCGGAGAAATACAATGAACAGGGTGATGCTGAATTCATCGGTGAAGGCGACCTGAAACCAATGATCAGTTTCCAGGTCAGGACCCGGGATTCAAAGGCTAAGAAAATCGCTGTAGGTGCAAAGTTCACCACCGAAACCATGCAGGACATTCCCAACTTCGTAGCTGAACTCAAGAGTGAGATTCTTGAGGTCGTTGACATCAAGGAGGAAAGTGATCTGCTGAACGGTGATGGCTTGGGTGACAATCTTCTTGGAGTGATCCAGCAGTCCACCACCTATGTTCTGACTACGGTTCTCACCAAGGAGGCTAATAATTTTGATGCTATCAAGGCTGCAATCACCCAGCTCTTTACCCTGAACCAGATCCCGAATGTGGTTTTTGTAAACCCGATTGATAAGGCCAACATGGAGCTTACCAAGGCATCTGATGGTCATTATATCCTGCCTCCGTTCTCGACTGCCGATGGGACTATTATCTCCGGCATCAGGGTGGTTGAATCCAACACCGTTGCTGTTGGCAAATTCCTGCTTGGAGACTGGACTAAACTCAACATTCGGGACTATGTAGCCTTTGAAATTACCCTCGGTTGGGAGAATGATGACTTCACCAAGAACCTTGTTACCGTTCTGGGCGAAAAGAGACTCATGTCCTATATCAAGGAGCACCAGAAGAGCGCCTTCCTATATGGAGATTTCGCGACCATCAAGGCTGCAATCGAAGAGGTTGTTGCGTAATCCTATGCAATACGACTTTCCCTTTTTTTAAGTAATTATTAATCAATAATCAAAATGGCAAAAGAAGAAAAGAAAGCGATCAAGCTCACCGATAAGGTGAAGATCGTAGCTACCGAAGAGGCAAAGCACATGTTTGCCGGACAGGAATACGAAGTGCACCCGACCCAGGCTGAGTTGCTGAAGAAGAAAGGCTGGGCTGTCGACCCAGGGAAAAAGGCTTCGGCAAAGGCTTAACATTGTTTAACCTAAATCTTTAAGTGAAAAATGAAACACTTTCTGTTTTTAATCTCTCTGATCCTCTGCGTTACTGCGGTAAGTGCACAGGATAAAGCAGTGACCTTGTCGCAAACGAAAACATTCCATTCGTTTGCCATGGGCGCAGCTGACACCATCACCAACAATGACCAGTTATATCATTTTGAGGTGAACGCCAATAGCCATCTGAAGCAGACTCAGGATTGGCTTATTTCTCTGGACAGCATTTCCGGATCTCCGAATGTTGCTGTACTCCTGCAGGGCAAAAAGTTTGAGGATGAAAGCTGGACAAATATCGGTACAGCTGTGACGTGGAAAGGTACAAGCTCTGACACTACTATCATAATCAGCAATACAACCGCTAACCGATACCGGTTCTACAAGCTTGGGCTGGATGCGACGGCCACAGCGCAGAAATCACGTATCACCAAATGTGAGTTTAAAGTCTGGCTTGAGTAATGCTGATCAATCAAACATATTTCGTTGGAGAAATGCTCGTCCCAAACCTCACAGGAGTGGGTCAAATTCCGGCAGGGAATGTTGAGGAACTGAACCGGTTCATCAGTAAGTATGAACCGGAGTTCCTCGATGAGGTTCTCGGCCCTGACTTGTCTACTGAATTTCAGACAGGCATTTCTGCAGCGACTCCGGAACAAAGGTGGGTAGATCTGAAGAATAGACTTGTAAATGAAACCACGAAGCTGTCGCCTATTGCCGGCTACGTGTACTACCATTACTTCCGCGACCGTCTATCCACCAGTTCCGGCCTTGGGGAGATTGAAGCGGTGGGGGAGAATGCCAATGTCGTTCTCAATACCGATAAAATGTCCCGGGCCTACAATGATGCTGTCCGGAAGGGCAGAGCAGTCTTTTCCTGGGTGATCCAGAATGCTGAAACATATCCTGAATTTGACCTGGAGCATGAATATACGCTTTCACCCGTCAACACTTTTGGAATATGAAAACGCCTGTAATCATCGATATCTTCCGGAGTATCACGGATAGCGTATCCGCCAGCCTGGGCATGTCTTTGAATTACATGCATGGCCACCCGAAGGAGATCACTGACAGCCTTACTGAACTGACTAAGAATCCGACTGCATCTGCCGGTAAATATCCCCTCGTGGCTCTATTCCAGGACTTCGAAGAGGATAAATCGGGAGACTTCACCAAAGTAAAGTTACAGATGATCATCGCAGTGTTGACAAGAAATACCATGAAAGCTCCGGAGAGGTATGATGCATCATTCCGGCCTTACCTGTACCCGATTTATGAAGAGTTGATCCGGGTTATTGCCAGGTCAGGTTACTTCAATGAATCAACAGTAAAGCAGGTGAAGCACATCAAGGTTGACCGGCTTTTTTGGGGCAGGAATGGACTGTATGGGAACCAGGGTAACATCTTCAACGACTTTGTGGACTGTATTGAAATCAAGAATTTATCACTGAATGTCAAACCAATTAAATGCTAATCAATGGCTGAATTAAATAATCCTGGTTGTGTCCTTGTCTTGGGAGCAAACACCGGTGTTCCCGGATGTGATTTTGCTCCTGATAAGTTTGTCGGGGCGATCCTGATTGACAAATCAACCATCATTGCTGATGCCGATATTTCGGACATCATTACGAAGCTCCAGGAGCTTACCCTCGCTACCGGTCGCGACCGGATCCACCCGATTTTCCGCTTTGAAGAAATCACTGACAACTCCGAAGAGGAGACAATTGCAACACTCGGTTATGGCTCCAAACAGGTCGTAAAAGAGGGTAAGTATGACTGGATGTTCCGGATCGTGAAGGGTGGCCTTTGCCTGAATAACAAGCTGAGGTCATTCAACAAGGCAAACAAGAAAGTCCTGTTTGTTGATTCGAACAACGTAATCTATGGTACCAGAGTGGAAGGCGGAATCACCGGTTTCACAATGGATTTCTTCTATGCCAAACCATTCAAGGCAAACGATGCAAGTAACGCTGCAATCTTCAATGTTCGGTTTGCTTTGGCAAAGCCGGAGGAGTTCAATGAGAAGGTTGCATTCGTGAAAGTGGAGCAGGATATCGAGGAGGCTGTAAAAGGTCTGATCGATCTGGAGCTGGTCCAGCTTGCTGTTACTGCCGGTATGGTAACTGTTGGCATCCAGACAGCCTGTGACAAGGTGGACATCTTTGAAGCCTTTGGCGATGCTCTTGCAGCCGGTGAACTCTGGAAGGTTACCAAGAATGGAGCCCCGGTAACAGTGACTTCCGTGGCCAAGAATGAAGCTGCTGGTGGATGGGATGTGAGCTTTACCGGTACCGGTGAGCATGTAATCACCCTGGCTGCCCCTTCTGTGTTGGCAGCTGCCAATGTGGGAGGATATCCTGAGAATGGATATGAAGCCGGAATTCTGAAATCTACCTTATCCTAAAACGGAGGCATTGTCATGGGAAAGGACGTGTTTATAAAAATGGACGGGGCTTCGGTAAACGTGGCCCACGTCCTTTCCTTTTCATCGGAAAAGGAATTCGTGGAAGCTTACGACTCTAAACTTTACCTGGCACGGGATCAGAAAGTCCGTAAGGCTCAGCTAAAATCAATGTACAAACTGGCAAAAAAGCAGGATAATGAACTTTCAAAAACCGATAAGCGGGAGGGTGACGAGTAGGTTTGGCCCAAGAAAACACCCCATCACCGGCAAGATTGGATCCTTCCATAATGGCCTTGACATTGCCGCTCCTATTGGGACCGATGTGTTGGCACCGGATTCTGGAAGGATATCGGAGGTCTGGGAGAATGAGAAGGGTGGTAAGTGTATGGCCATGATAGGAAGAACAGGGATCCGCTTTGGATTTGCCCATCTTGATCAGCAGTTAAGAAAGGTTGGAGAAATTGTTAATGCTGGCGATGTCATTGCTAAAAGTGGGAACACAGGGGGCAGTACTGGCCCTCACCTTCATTTTACAGTTAAACAAAACGGAAACTGGGTTAACCCTGAAACTTACTTCAAATTCTAATGGATACACCCGAAAGCTTATTGATACTATTTGGCTCTAGCATTGCTACCGGAGTGGGGGGATGGATTTTTGGACGCAGGAAAAACAATGCGGATGCTCGCCTGGTAGAAGCCCAGGCAAAACTTGAAGAGACCCGGGCACAGACCCAGCAGATTGAGAACCTGGGTAAGGCTGTCGATATTTGGAAAGAAGCTGCAGAGAATCTGAATGCCCAGCTGAAGATCTACAATGAAAACATCGATGGCCTCAAAAGAGAGAACTCTGAGTTGAAAAGTCAGTTAAATGAACTGAGCCACAAATTTGAGGAGCAGAGTAAGAAGCTCAATGATATCATGAGCGAGAACGGAAGGCTCAAAAGTGAGATTGAGAAATTGAAAAAAGCCTGATCAATGGTTACTGCCCTGGATTTATATGAAGCATTGTCTGAACTGGACATTCAGAGGGAGGCCCTTGCTGCCATCGGCAGAACAGGAGAGTCAATGCTCAGTCTTAACCGGGAACAGCTGTTGCATGGGATCCGGGCCGACAGAACCAAGATGCCGGACTACTCTTATACCTCGGTTACAATGTTTGGAAAGCCTGCCGGTCCGATCATGCTTTACGATACCGGATCCTTTCACGGGTCCTTTCAGCTTGATGTGGACTCTCAGGAGTTCGAAATCCTTGCTACGGACTTATATGATCTTGAGGAAAGATACGGAGAAGAGATATACGGACTCACTCCATCCAACCAGGAGTACTACAACCAGGAAGTTTTCTTCCCGGAATTGATGGAATCGATGGAAGTGATAACAGGATTGTAAGCAATGGAAAACATGAAAACCGGATATTGGGAAGAGTCTCCCGGGGTGAAGTCAAACAGCAGAATGACCGGAAGCATTATCATCTTTATGGCCTTATTCCTGGCATGCTATGTTGTAATCGCAGGCATTCAAAACAAAGAGTCCATTATCCTTGTCTGCACTTCTGCCGGCACTCTCTTTACAACCATAGCTGGCCCTGCAATGTACTTTCTGTTCAAGCAGAAATTGACTGAACAATCCTCCTGATCAAGATGCCTCCTAATTGCATAAAGCAAAGCAAAGAAAGGTTGAACTATGACAACATCAAACGGATTGCCATCAAGTGGGCTGCAATGGAGAATACCGAGGTTTTCCTCTACCGTAATACGGAAGGGGATTTCGGCTTTATGGCGGTGGATGACCCGGAGGCGGAGCGGCAGACACCGGTTGAGTATGTACACCCGCTGCAGTCAAACGCCTCTTGATGTTTTCATCGATGCCCTGGTAAACAAAAACCTTTCCCGGCTGGTGATCTATGGGAAAGCCACTTACAAGCAAATAAACGATGCCTGGGAACAGCTCTTTACGGAGTACTGCGAGCTCTCCGGATCCCCTCAGTATCAAAGGTTGGTAAATCTCTCCCGTGAAATCGGAGGCCTGCAGAGTAAGCTTCTGTCAATCCGCTTGTGTGTGAAAGTGCTGGGCTACCGGTACAGTACCAGGGCAGTTTCAACCCTGAGGCGGTTCGGGTACAATTACAAATTCAATCTTCAGGATCCGGAAGGATATCTCAGGGATATTAAGGCTGTGATGACAAAGAGCAAATCCGTGGAAATTGCCCTGGACCAGTCCCTGGTTGAGTATGATAAGCTCCTTAAAGAATCCGATGGTAAGAACCTAACCGAGGATTACTTCCAGAAAGCATTGGTGGAACTGTCAAAATTCATGGGGTTCCGTGTAAATGCCAGGGAGGTTACTGTCAGTGAATACGTCGCGATGATCAAAAGAAGAGAAAGGGAAATACAATTATCTCTCAACCAGAACAAACGCAAAGAAAAACCCAATGGCAAATATTAATATCCAGTATATACAGCCCAAGCCGGCAAAAACGAAAGGAGGCTCCTTCTCGTACTTTTTGCATTCGCGCTCAAATCTGATTTTATCTGCTTGCTTTTGGATATCCTCTTCTACACTTTTCATCAGCCGGGCATATTCAACGACATCCAGGCCAAGTTTTTCCCAGGGGGTATTGCCTTTTTTTTGTGGTTGCATAGGTTCTCTGTCGCTTTCTTTCATGGATCAAATATAACAAATAATGGCTTCGAAAGGTAGAATTGATTCAATTGCTGACATCCCTAAAATTCAGGATGAAATCAAGTTCCTGACTGGGAGCCTTGAGCGCATATTGGACCAGATTGAGACCATCGCGGAGGCAGGCGCAAAAATAAAATTTGAGGGGTTCGGCCAAGCAAAATCCATTAAGGATACTGCTGCAGCATCTGCAGAGATGGAGAAGGCCCTTAAAGATGTTGAGAACCTTACTGCCCAGCTGAATAAGGTCACTTCTGAGCGGATGGAGCTCGAAAAGCGACTGATCAGCATTGAGAAGGAAAGGATATCTACCAGCCAGGCATCAGGCAAAGCAACCCAGGATGAGGCTACCTGGTCGCTGAAAAAAGTGTCTGCCATCTTTGAAGAGGTGAAGTTGACAAAAGAGCTGAAAGATGTCATCAACTCAGTTCTTGGTACCAAACAGGAAAATATTAAGCGCCTGGCCGAAGAGCAGGCAAGGTTAAAGGAAGTAAATGCATCAATCCGGGACAATGAAAAGGCATACAAAAGCGGGGCAAAAACATCGCAGGAGTTTATGTTCGCACAGCAGCGGTTATTGAATGAGCAGAACACTTTGAAGGTTGCGGTAAGCGAACTGACAAGCCGGATAAAAATGGAGGAGAAAATCGAGCAGGCTGCATCCGGAACTGCTTCTGAAAAATCGCTCATCCTGAATAAGCTGAAGGAAGCATACCGGAGTCTATCTGAGGAGCAGAAAAATAACTCTGCCATCGGGGGCCAGCTCTTGAATGAGATCAATAAGCTGGATGAAGGGCTAAAGGAGTATGATGCTACAATCGGGAACCACCAGCGCAATGTCGGGGATTATGCCATTGCCGGCCGGTCGATGAGAACGGAGCTGATGCTAATGACGGAGCAGCTGGCCACGATGAAAATGGAGGGGCTTGAAGATTCTGAAGTGTTCAAAGAACTGTCACTTCGTGCCGGTGAAATGCGGGATGCCTTTGATGATGCCAGGGCTGAAGTGAAGAAACTGGCTTCCGACACTCATGGATTAGACCAACTTATCTCTGTCGCTGAAGGGTTGGCTGGGGCTTATACGGCCATCGAGGGAGCCTCGGCGCTGCTGGGAGTGGAGAATGAGGAACTACAGCAAACCTTTGTAAAGCTTCAGGCAGCAATGGCAGTGCTGAATGGCCTCAGGGCGGTACAGACCACGTTGCAAAAGGAAAGCGCAGCGGCCAGCCTTGCCGAGATTGTACAAAAGAAAATCAAGATAGCCCTTACTTATGCAGAGACAAAAGCTGAGACAGGCGGCATTGTAACCCGAAAGTTGGCAACCGCAGCCCAGTGGGCATTAAACAAGGCTATGCTGGCGAATCCAGTCGGGCTGCTACTTGCTGCGGTTGGAGGGCTGATTGCCGGAGGTATTGCACTCTACCGGGTATTGACAAAGGTGTCCGACAGCCAGCAGCTGGTTAATGACATTCAGGAAAAGACCATTGAAAACTCCTCCCAGGAAATTGCACAATTCTCCCTGTTAAAAACAAGGATAGATGAGGCAAGAAAAGGGCGGGGAGATCTCACAAAAGCGGTTGCTGAGTATAATGATAAGTTTGGCCAGTACGGGAAACTTACAAAAGAGGTGCTTGAGTCTGAAGAACTACTTGCCGATGCATACAGGAATACGGCCGAGGGGATTATGGTCAAGGCAAAGGCTGCTGCAATTGAGCAGCTGATGACCGAGGCGATGAAGGAGCAAAACAAAACACTGCTTGATGGCCTGGGCTTTTGGGATAAGACCTGGAACCTTATGAAGTCAGGCGGGAATGTTTTTATTGCCAGCGCCATGAATGCCAAAACTCTCACTGACAGGCTGGGGGATCAGAAGGATAGGGTTGATGGTCTTATCACCTCTTACTCTGAGTTGCTTCCGGAGCTGGAGAAGTTTAATGACAAGGCCCGTGAAGAACAGCAGCAGAAAGACATTTCTAAACTCCGGGTTGAGAATATGAAGACTGGCCTGGCAAAAGAGCTGGCTGCCATCAAAGTAAATATGGATGAAAAGATTGAAGCTGCAAAGGGTAATGAGGAGCTGATAGCGCTGATCAGGGAGAATGGCGCCAAGGCAGAAAAAGACATCCGGAAGAAATATGCTAATGATTTTTTAAAGAATGAGCAGGATACTATTGCAAAGCTGAATGAAAGCCGAATTGCTTTAATGGATGATGGTTTTAACAAGGAGTTGGCTGCTTTAAGGGAGCAGTACCGGGTAAAGAAGGAGGGGTTGCAAAATCAGCTGAAGGCGGAAGAAAACCTGAATAAAGAGCAAAGGGAAAGAATACAGGAGATGATCCTGAATACCCGGAAAGAACTTTCTATTGAGGAAGAAAAACTAATTGCCCAGGCAGGCATTGAAGCCAATCAGAAGCAGCTTGAGCTTGTCAATGTAAGGCTTGCGGCAGTAAAGCAGGGATCCGATGAAGAACTTGAATTGAAGCTCCGTTCACTCAATCTTCAGCGGGATATTGAACTGGCCGAAGCCGAAAAGACCGGGATCGATAAGCAGGCCATCATTGACAAGTACAATAAACTGTCTGCCGATGAATCATATAATTTCCTGATTGCCCAGCTGGATGTAGAATCCCGCACCAGGGTTCTTTCTCTTGACCGGTCGCGGCAAATAGAGCTGAGGAGTCTCCGGGACCAGCTAGAGAATAAACTCCTTACTTCTGAAGAGTATGCAAAAAAGGTCGAAGAGGTAGAGTCAAAGTACGGCATCAAGAAAGCTGAGAATGCTGTCGAGAATGCAGAGAAAGAGCTTGCCAAGCTCAAGGCAATGGGCGCTGATACCCTGGCTGCAGAAGAAAAACTTGTTGCAGCTCAGATGGCCTTGGATGATGCCAAGACTGCTAATTCAATACGTAATATTGATAAACAGCAGGTTGCTCAGGAGAAATTAAATGAGATGTTAACTGAGCTTGGCCAAGAGCTTTTTAATACTACTAAAGCGTTTGCAGAAGCTTCATTTGAAACCAGATTACAGAATATTGACTCTGCTGCCAGGAAGGATGAGGAGGAAAAGGAACGGGAGCTGGCCAGAGCTGGCAACAATAAAGCCATGATTGATCAGATCAATGCGAAGTATGATGCCAAAGACAAACAAAGGGATGCCCAAAGAAGGAAAATTGAATTAGAACAGGCCAGATTTGCAAAAGCTGCAGCAATATTCCAAATTGCTATCAACACAGCCATGGCGATATCCAAGATCTGGGCAGAATTTCCTAAAGCAGATTTCGGAGCTTCAACAATTGTCTTTTCTGCTATTGCTGCCGGTATTGGAATTGCTCAAGCTGCTGCGGTTGCAGCCCAGCCACTTCCGAAGTACTGGCGTGGCCGTGAAACCGGTCCTGCAGAATGGGCGATCGTTGGAGATCAGGGGATGGAGGCAATTCAATACCCGTCTGGAGAGACATTCTTGACCCCGGACAAGCCAACGATCACATTTCTCCCGGCCCGGGCAAGGGTTATTCCGAACAAGGATCTGGTTGGCCTTGCTGAAATGACTGCCCAGCATCCAATTTCACCCTCGCCAGCTCCATTATCCTCTTATGACTTCAGAAGGCTGGAAAAGGAGGTTGCAGGGCTTTACTCTGGCTTTTCCATGCTGGCAGATACGATCCGCAATAAGAAGGAATTTCATCTCAATATTACTGAGAAAGGTCTGTGGAAGGTCATCCGCAACGGGAACAGCTTCCAGGAGTACCTGAACCGCAACGTAAGGATCTGATGAAGGATTTGATTTATATCATATCAAGAGGGTACGATTCCACTGTACTGCAATACTCACCGGAAGGATGGGATGAGACGCTTGTAAATATTGAGAGGTCCACATCCATGCTCGGAGTGCTGCGGGCATATACGGTCAATCTGAAATTTATGAAAGACGGTGCCCGGATCCTCCGGGAAGCGTTCTATCAAGACTTTATCAATACCGGTGTCAAGCTAGAGATCCGCAAGCTCAACAGGATGACCCTGACTTATCATACGGAGTTCTCCGGGATTTTTGATTTTACCACTTTCATCGATGGCCAGCATTCGGTTGAGATCACGGTTAAGGATGCCGGCCTTTCCAACTTCATCAAAGCAAATGGAAAAACCCGGTATGACATTAACGTTTTTGTCCCCAGTCCTTCCCGTTTTAAGGTGGAGAATGTCGTCATCGAGAATACGGATTTAATTAGGCTTTTGCAGGCCGTTTTCGACCAGGTGACGGAAGGCCGTTATGCGTTGGGAGAGTTCGGGTTGAATACAGCGGTAATTACTGCCCCGCTTGAATACATCGCGCTAACCACCGGGATGGCTCTCAGAGGCTCTACGCTGTATTCGATCAATGCATCGTTCGATGATGTTTTGCAGACAATTCGAGCTCTTACGGGATGCTCTGCCGGTGTGGAGGTGATACAGGGGAAGGAGACCCTGGTGTTCAAAAGCTATTCACAGTTGTTTGCAGATACTCAGGTGTATGACCTTGGCAAGGCATCCAACCTTAAGGTGACACCGGCTCAGGAGTTCTTATGCAGCAGGATTAAGACGGGACATGTCACTCCATCGTACTCGGATCTGTCCAGCAAGTATGAATTTAACTGTGAGTCAGTTTTTGTCGGTCCGGCTGTCGGCATTGAAAAGGAACATGACCTTACAACCCGGTTCCGGGCAGATTGGACGGGGATTCAGTATTGTATCCAACATCCGGATGACGAGTCGCAGGATACGGAGGCGTTTCTGATTGTACTTCAGGAAGGGGACGATGAGTACCGGGTCCCGGAGTTCGGGCAGATCCGTAAGGTTGGTATTCCCGGGATAATTTCAACCCGCAACACCCGCATCAGCCCGGTACGTATCCTGATGAATAATGAATTTTATGTCAACAGCTTAGTGGGCAAGCGTGGGCTGCCGGTGGCATTTGCCTCGTCGCAGTTCGATAATAAGAATAATGAAACGGCAGTATCCGGAGGTAATTTCCTTTACGAAGGCTCGGGGTTCCCGACCGAAGATCCTTTCTTTTTCAAACCAGTACTGCTCGAATTTGATGCTCAGATCCCCAGGGACTTCGCTCAAACAATCATGCAAAGCCCGTATGGCTGCATCTCCTTTACTTATGAAGGAGAAGAGTACGTGGGCTTTGTCCTAAAGTGCGGGATCAAACTTTATGGAAAATCATCGGCTCGATTGACGCTGCTCTCAGGGCCAAATAACGACCTAACCAAATTAATTCGATGACAAAGGTTGTGCTTATACCGTACCTAAATCCGCTCCGGTTCCGGCCTCTTGCAGGCGGGAAATCTGCTTGTGATCTAATCCCTTCTTTCGAGGAGAAGGCGATATATGTCCAGAAGTTCTGCGCTACCGATAAGCTGATGTTCCAGGTTTTGCTGCTTAAAAACAACTGGTTCTCAATGGGCTACGAGGTCCTAAACGAGTCCTTTGAAATAGTGGCTTATTACACCGGGGGGTTGATCGGAAGCTATGGAGATTACGATGTCTGGTCTCCTCGGTCAACGGATCAGATCATAGAAAGCCTGCAGCCTGGATCTTATTACATACAGCTTAAGCCAGAGATTCTGGTTGACGGAGTGCAAACATTCGTGAATCATATTTCAGAAAAGTTTGAAATCGTCGAGGACTTGCCCGAATCTCTGCTGATAGAATACTCCCACGACGGCAACGAATTCGATGTTGCTTTCTATCCTACCGGACTGGTTCATTCCCGGAGATTCTTTCAACTCCGGGTGGAAGGGGGGCTGGCTTCTGAGGGCTTTTCTCCGGCATCGAAGGATACTTTTTACGTGGATCAGCTTCGCGATATCGTGCTGTTAAGCTCCATTCCATTCAATGTTTACAAATTCACCTTTGGCCCAGGGGGAGGACTCCCGAACTGGATGGCAGACAAAATCAACAGGATCCTTTCCCTGGCCTATGTTGAGATCAATGGCCGGCAGTATGTGAAGAATGAAGGGGCGAAGTTCGAAGCCATCAGGGAGAAACAATACCCCTTTGCCGGATGGCAGATTGAGATGGTGCCGGCAGAAAATGTCTATTCCATCACCGAAGGGCAGGGGAGCCAGCTTGGAGACTTTAATCCTGATTATAATCCTGACTATTTCTAAACACATGGCATACGAGGCACTCATAAGTTACATTCAAGGCATAGTCCGGCCAAATTTCAATGAAGAAATTACTGGCCAGAATATGCAAGAAGTCTTATTGGCCATGATTTCCGAAGTAGGGCTGAGGGAGTTTCGAGGTGTCGCAAATTTGAATACCAATCCCGGAACCCCATCAGGTCCTCGAGTTTACATAACCTCTTTGCCAGGCTATTATCAGCACTTCAATTTAGTAGTCGAAGAAAGAGAGCTGGCCTTGCTTATTTGGGATTCCGGAGTTTGGACAAAGGAGGTGATTGTAGTTTTCCCGGAACCTTTCTCTGATGATCGGAAGTACAGGCATACTCAAAGCATCCCGGAAGCCTTATGGAATGTTGTTCACAATTTTGGCAAAATACCTTCCGTGACCATAACTGATTCCTCAGGGAATGAGATAGAAGGGGAGGTTACACATATTGATCTCAATTCTTTAACCGTCGCATTCTCTGCACCTTTTGCCGGGTATGCTGATTTAAACTAAACACAATGGCACGTAAAATTTTTCTGGTCGATATCGACCTTAATCGCAACCAACTGGTTCAGGTCCGGATTGAGAACCTGGCCACAGCTCCAGCCAGTCCGGTATATGGGCAGATGTACTTTGATACTACGCTGAACAAACTCAGGGTATGGTCCGGTACTGCCTGGCTTACAATGGATGATCTGAATGATCCCAGAACTCCAAAGTCCCACGTGCTCGCTACAGCCACGGCCCTTGGAGCCGAGCATACCATTTCCGGTGCTTCAGTGGGGCACGTACTCCGGGCTTTCAGTGCAACAGAAGCCAGGATGCAACAGCTCGCGCACTCGGACCTGAGCGAGATTGGGAGCAATACCCATGCTCAGATCGACACACATATCGGTACTGCCAACATCCACAGGGAGCTGAATGATAACCTGACTTCAACAACGAACCTGTGGTCTGCAAGTAAGATCAATGATTTGATATCTGCTCTCCAGAATGCAGTCACCGGTGCGCTGGTGTTTAAAGGTGGTTATGATGCTGCGACAAACACTCCCAATTTGACAACCCCAGCTGCAGGGGCAGTACTGCAGGGCTATACTTACGTTGTGACGGTGGCCGGCTCATTCCATGGGGAGGCCGTCCAGGTTGGCGATATGATCATCGCAAAACAGGATAATCCAACAACCCTGGCACACTGGACACTTGTCAATAAGAATATCCCTGACATCCTGGATGCAAGTGAGACCCAGAAGGGTATTGTAGAATTAGCCACCGGTGCCGAATCTTTGACCGGAACCGACACTACCCGGGCGGTCCATCCGGCTGGATTGAAGCATACCCTTGATAACAGACCGGCTACTACTACCCAGCGGGGTTTGATTGAGCTTGCAACGCAGGCTGAAGTATCTGCAGGCTCTGATACCGAAAGAGCAGTCACCCCAGCGACTCTTGCCGGTGTGTTGAATGTTGGAGGATCCATTTCTCTGGCCAGGAAGTACAGTCAGGTTCTTTCCACCAGTGCAACTTCTTACACCATCAACCACGGGCTGGCCACACAGAATGTATCTGTCAGTGTCCGCGATACGGCCACTCCGTTTGCAGAGGTTGAGGTGGATGTAACCATTCCGAATGCAACCTCTGTTGTGATTGCTTTTAATGCTGCTCCTGCAGCCAATAAATACCAGGTAACAGTAATCGGCTAAAATGGCTTCAAAGAAGATTCTTGTTCAGGAAGACTTTGTACATGTCAGTTCCGGCAGTAATCCGGCCGCCGGCTTTTCGGCTTTCTATCCCAAGTCAGACAATAACTTCTACCACCGCACTTCGGCTGGGGATGAAAGAAAGATGTGGGATTCAGGAAACGATGGAGCTGGTTCGGGTTTAGATGCTGATTTGCTCGATGGTCAAGAGGGTAGTTATTATCGTGCTGAAGCTAATCTCACCTGGGGTGGGAAAAATCTATCAGAGAGTTATTCTCCTATTGATGCTGCTATGGTGCCACCTCTAGGTGCGAACAGATTCGCATTTACTGCTGCTGCTGCTATAATAATTGAATATTCACAAGATGGTGGGGCTACTTGGCTAACTTACAGTACATCAGATGCAAATAAAGTTGGACTACTCAGTGGGAATGGCGGGAATATAAAAGTTGGAGGTGGTGGGTATCCAGCAGGAACTGATTATACGAATTATCGAGTTCGGGTAACTATAAATACAGCTGGTCAAATATACACGGTTCTAAATAAGTTCATTCTCTATTTAAGAACCTATGGCTCCATTGGTTCTTGGTGTACTATTGATGCTAGAACTCAGGCGAATTACGTAGATGCAATTGACACGTGGACGACATTCTCTAATCAGACTTCTGTTGCTGGTTGGAGTGGATATAATGTCATTAATACAAGTGGAATCACCACATATGGGAATATAGCTGCTAGTCAATATGGACAAGTAAGATTTACATTCGGACAAACTGGTTATAGTGCCTCATATACAGGTCTTGAAATCTTTAAAATACTAGGTTTCGGTGGAGTCGGATGGCAGACTCCTAGTAATCTTGCAGGTCTAGGTTCAATATATTCTTATGATTCTAGTCAAAATGTATTTTTCCCAGCATTAGTAAGAGGTACTATTTTACAATCAACAATCGCTACGGGGACTGCTCCATTAGTCGTCGCATCTTCCTCTAAAGTATTGAATCTGAATGCTGATCTTTTAGACGGCCAACACGGAATCTATTACCTTGACTACAACAACTTAACCAACAAACCAACATCTTTTCCACCTTCAGCTCATAACCACGATGACAGGTATTTCACTGAAACTGAAAGTGATGCTAGGTTTGCCCCGATAGCTCACGATCATTCTGGTGTATATCAACCTTTAGATGCAGATTTAACAGCAATTGCAGGATTAACAGGTACAAGTGGTTTTCTTAAGAAAACTGCAGCTAATACTTGGGTATTAGATACTACTACTTATCTCACTGGCACAAAGGTTGATTCATTCAACACAAGAACAGGTGCTGTAACTCTTACTAAAGCTGATGTTGAAGCTGTTTTAACTGGTAACATTACATCTCATACACACTCTTACCTTCCTCTTTCAGGAGGTAGTATGTTAAATACAAATCTTGTTACCAATCTTAACGCTGACCTTTTAGATGGCCTACATTACTCAGCCTTCGCCACCGCATCGCACAATCACTCATTTGCCGGGCTTTCTGACGTTGCCCTGGTCAGCCCCTCCGCCGGGCAAATGCTGCTCTACAACGGATCAAACTGGGTCAATACCGACCATATTATATCACTCCCAGGAGCGCAATACAATACTATCCAAATCAAGTCAAAGGAGATCGTCGATGAATTTGGTAATACCGAGGTTTACATGTCTGCCGAAGAAGGGATTTTCTTCTGGACGAATATCGGCAAACCTGATTCCGCTCAAGTACTATTTGACAAATTCGGGATATCTAGCAGCAAATTGACTGGTACCGGCGAAAGATACCTGTCAGCAGACTCCTCAGGTATTATCAAGGTTGCAACAGTTCAGCCCACCCAGTACTGGGAGAGGGATGCCGGTAACTTTAATGTAAGCCCGATCAATCCAGCAGATGAAGTCCATGCATGGCTGTTTAAGGCAGGGGCTGGCGGGATTCTGATGGCCGATGGTTACCTGGGAACCAATAAGACAGGCATTTATACTTCTTACAACGACATGGTTGTTTCGGAGTACTACCTCACAAACAATACTTTTTACTATGCAAACAGCAAGTTAGCCTTTAATAACTCAACCAACCTGCTTACTGTTTCAGGCGGCATTGATGCAGGATCAAACCTGATAGCCGCCGGTGAGGTAAAGCTGACAAAAGCAACCCCGGGAGGGGTACTGCGCCTGCAGAGTCACGGAGCAGGAATAACCTACCTGTCGCGATATGACTATGCCGGGGCGGTGACTTTTGATGCTTATAACGGCTCCGGCTACGGCAGCCCGGCAGGCATCATGGCACGGGCGTCAGAGACGCATTCGTCATCCGGCTATGGCACTAATATCGAGATATGGAATACAGCCAACGGCGACACGAACAACCGTTCGGTTGCAATCATCAGGCAGGACGGCATTTTTGAAAGCAATTTCGGTTTTGCCGTATCAGGGTCGGACGGTCAGTCAGGCACAGCAACTATTCTGACCGGCTGCTCATACAACTCAATAACCAAGACCCTTATCTACACCCGGGCATCAGTAACCTTCTCCGGAGGCATCGTAACTGATATAAAATCAATGTCAAGCTTAAGTGTACCATTAACATAATCAAAACCATGAAAACAGAATCAAAGAAACTCAAGCTCAACATCAAAGAAAGGGTGATCCTGGCAGACATCCTCCCACAGCAAGGAAACAAACTGCAGCAGATCATTGTCCGGGGATTGATCCTTAAAACGGAATTCAAGCCTGCAGAGATTGATAAATATGGATTGACATTCAGCCATCAGGGAGTTGCCTGGAATGAGAAGGCAAAATCAGCTGAGTTCGAGTATGAGCTTTCTGAGGCCGAAATAAGCATCCTGAAGGAGGCAGCTGCCTCCCTGGATAAAGAGGCCCGGGTGACACAGCACAACCTGAGCCTTATTGAGAAAATCGAAATCCTTTAAAACCCTATCCATGAAAAGAACAATCCCTCACTATGTCATCATTATCATCCTGATAGGGATCATTTTCCTTCAGAGAGAATGCCACCGGTGCCCGGAGGTGACGGCCGGTTATCGCGTTGATACGGTCCCGGGGGATGTAATCCCCTCGGTAATTGAATTGTCCCGTCCGGATCCTTACTTCATTTTTGTTGATACCGGCCGGCGGATGTTTGTTGATACTGCTGCCATACTGAGGGATTACTTTGCCCAGGTTGTTTACCTGGATACATTGAAGGATGACAGCTCAGCATTTATCGCGGTCCTGGATACGGTGACTCAGAACAGGCTCCAGGGACGGAAGCTCTATTTTGCCAACAGGAAGCCGACCTCGATCATCCATTCTACCACAATCCTGCCTGCGGATCCTGAAAGACTAAAGCTTTATGCCGGGGCAATGTTTGCTTTAACTCCGGAGGAGCGGTCCGACTTTGGACCGGCACTGGTTATGATGACACCTCGGGGAGCTGGTTATTCTTATGCTTATGGGGTGAATGAGAAGACGCATACATTGTCGATTGTCTGGCGGATAAGCCTGAAGAAGAAAAAACCTCCTTGATGGTTGAAACCATATCTATAAAGGCTGTCCGTCGGGCAGCTTTTTTTATTCAATTGCCTGGTTAAAGAACGGGTGGTCCTTCATCTGTATGGCTGCCTCCTCGGCATCGATCCGGATGTACTTCATGAAGTTTGCGATTTTGGTATGCCCGGAAAAGGCCATAATAATTGGGCTTGGTATTCCGGCTTTGTACATGTTAGTGCAAGCGGATCGTCTAGCCGTATGACTGCTTACCAGTTGGTATTCTGGAAGCATATGGTAAATGCGTTTACCCCCTTTAGTGATGCTCACCTCTTTAAGTTCTGTCAGGCCAGCTAATCTGCAGAGTAATTTTAATCCTTTATTCATTTTCGTATTGGAAATACTAGGAGGTAGTACATCACCTCTGCTTTTAAGTATGTTTTTGATTATTGGATGCATAGGGATGGAAGTTAACTTGCCGGTTTTCTGATTTCTCCTCGATATATATTCTGAGTTATGTGATAACCCGCTAAGGGCATTGAAATCCTGATATCGAAGAGCCGTAAATGCTCCGATAAGGAATCTATCTCTGGTATCGATTAATGAAACAATCCTTCTTTGAATATTATGCGGTCGAATATCGGTTTTTACTCCTTCAATTATCAGCTGTTCGTTAAGGTCCGAAATGTTTTTTTCTGTAATTTCAACGTTATAGAGTTTCAGGAGCTTTTCTATTGATAAAGAGATTGTATCCGCCTCTTCCGATAAAGTTTTAAACTTTTTGTTTTTAAAGCCAGTAGATTTATGTAGTCCCCTTTGCTCCGCTTCATTCATAAACATTTTGATATTCTTGATAATGTCGCCGAAGTAGTTAACCGAATAGTTGTCCTTATACATCCACTTCTTAAATGACTCATAGAAGTCAATATCAATATCCTCGAAGTCAAGGGTGGTCCTTTTTTCTTTTTGATACTTCCTAAACAGGTTTATTGTCGTGCCATATTTTTTTAGTGTTCTGTTTGACCTTGATACTGTTTCAGTATACTGAATCATAAACTCGAGTAGCCCGCTTTTATTAGTCGGCTCTTTATGAGTAAGATCTTCCAGTCGTTTTTTTACAGCCTGCCTGAAGGAATATTGAGATGGAGTTATCAGTTCTACAACAAACTCCTCGAACACTCCTATTATGAGATTCTCCCAAGACTCGAGCTGGTCATTAATAAAACTTGCGTCAAGAAAGTCAGCCTTAATTCTGCAGCGATATTTAGTTGGATTCCAATGCTCCGGTTTGACATTTATTCCGGTAGGATATTTGTAGCGTTTATTATGATAGTGAACGACAGCGTAGATTGTCGTGCTTTCAGATTTGGCGTTATTAAGATAGAATTTTACCTCGATCAT